TCGGAATATTCAGAAGAGATCATGATACTTTCTGGTGACAAGGATTTCATTCAGCTTCAAAAATTTCCTAATGTAAAACAGTATAGTCCAATCACTAAGAAAACAGTAAATGGTGAAAATCCTGGCGCATATCTTAAAGAACATATCTTTAAGGGTGATACTAGTGATGGGGTGCCTAATGTCCTATCTCCTGATAATACATTTACTGACGGACTACGACAAAAACCATTAGGTAAAAAGAAAATTGCTTCATGGTTGGAACATGATTTTGATGATGTTGCTCCTAATGATGAAGTGAAGAGAAATTATCAGAGAAATCGCAAATTGATTGATTTGACATACACACCAGAAGAACTTTCTATGGAGATAATTGATACATATAAAGAGGCTCCATATGGTGATCGTAGTAAGCTACTAAACTATTTTATACAAAAGAGGTTGAGAAATCTCACAGAATCTATAGGAGAATTTTAAAATGGATTTACTAATTTCAGAAATTTTGGAAAAGGTTTCAAAAGTCAAGACTAAGAAAGATAAGGTTGATATTCTAAGGGAGCATGATCACCAATCTTTGAGAATGGTTATCAAGTCTTCCTTTGATCCAAATATTGAATGGGCATTACCAGAAGGTGAAGTTCCATATACTCGCAATGATGCTCCAGAAGGAACAGAGCATTCTTCTCTATCCTACGAGTCTCGCAAGTTGTATCATTTCATTCGTGGTGGTGATAATCAAATTAATCAGAACAAGCGAGAATCAATGTTCGTTCAACTATTAGAAGGCCTTCATGAAAGTGAAGCAGCGCTTCTGGTTGCTGCAAAGGATAAGAAGTTACATCAAATGTATAAGGGCCTTTCTGCTCCTGTAGTCAAGGAAGCATTCAATTGGAATGATGAATATATGGTTGATGAGCATCATGTTTATCCTCAAACGCCGGGTCCAGCAAACGGATGATTATTGAAGACGATATCAAACTAGATTATTCTGATGTATTGATTCGTCCTAAAAGATCAACCCTTACATCCAGATTTGATGTTGATCTAGAAAGAACCTATACATTTTATCATAGTGGTAAAGAGTGGACTGGCGTTCCTGTTATGGCCAGTAATATGGATACTACTGGCACATTTGAAATGCATAAAGAGTTAAGTCTTCATGGTATGGTGACTTGTATTGCTAGACATTACAATACAGATGGTAAAAATTGGAATCAAGCAGAACGTAAAAATAAGCTCTGTGTAATGTCTGGTATATCTACTACAGAGATTTCTGAAATTGTAGGTGTTGCAAATACTTTTCCTGAGATTATATTTGTTGGATTAGATGTTGCTAATGGATATACAATTAATTTTGTTGAATCAATTAAACGTCTAAGAAGCCATCTTGGAACTTATGCAACCATCATCGCCGGCAATGTAGTTACTGGTGATATGACAGCAGAACTTATTCTTGCTGGAGCAGATATCGTTAAAGTGGGAATTGGCGGTGGTAGTGTATGTACTACACGAATCAAGACAGGAGTAGGCTATCCACAATTGAGTGCTGTGATTGAGTGTGCTGATGCAGCTCATGGTATTGGTGGACATATCATTGCAGATGGTGGATGTAATTCTTCTGGCGATATGGTAAAGGCCTTTGCAGCTGGTGCTGACTTTGTTATGATTGGTGGTATGCTTGCTGGACATGAAGAATGTGATGGCGAATTGGTATTTGAAGATGATGTAGATGAACCAGTTGGTATGGAGTTCTATGGAATGGCATCTAAGACTGCAATGGATAGACATGGCCATCCTAATAGGGAGTACAGAGGCGAAGAGGGCAAGACTGTTACCGTACCTTATCGTGGACCTGTTGAGTATACCGCTAATGATATTCTAGGCGGTATTCGATCTGCCTGCACTTATGTTGGTGCCAAACGATTAAAGGACTTGGCAAAATGCACTACATTTGTTAGAGTGAATAATACACATAACAGGATATATGAATAGTGCCACTGACAAGAAAACGAATCATCTATGATCGTGGAGGCCATTCGCCATACATGATTCGACATCATCTGTTATTCAGAGAAAAATCTGATCATTTAGAACGAAACGTGAAAGTCCCGTTTAACATCTATCTGCACAAAATCCTTCTTTCGGATGAACCGATTCTGCATGATCATCCTTGGAGCTGGGGTACATTTATCATATCTGGTGGATATTGGGAACATACGCCAGAGGGTACTTTTTGGAGAGGGCCCGGATCGTGGAGAACGAAAAAATCAACCGATCTTCATTGGTTAGAACTAAACGAGAACAAACCTTGTCGTTCTCTGTTTTGGCATGGTTCTAGGCAGAGAACTTGGGGCTTCCAGACTGATGATGGTTGGACAGATTATCGAACTTTTTTACAGAATCGTTTAGAATCAAGGACTTAGGAGCTACGATTTCCCTTGACAATATCTTTTGAGTATGGTATTATAAGACATAATCAAGAGAGAAGGTGATTCGATGACGACCAAGATTGATTTTATTTCTGCCCATAATGGTGGAATTAAGATGTATGCTGGAGTTGATAATCTGAAGGGTTGGGGTAAAAGTCCTAAAGGTATTGCTTACACTCTAGCAGCGATAGGTATCGCTGACTGTGTGATGGGTTCCAGCACGATGGATTTTGCCTCTGAAGAGGGGTTTGAGAATGATGGTGACGCCCTTGCGTTGTGGGATGCCGCCATTGAGATTTACAATTGGGAAGTGAATGGGGTTGCCTAATGACCGTTTTCGTTAAAGAAAAAACTAAGGATATGGTGGAAGCTCTGTCCTTTATGGAAACTGCCATGATTGAGGATTACAATTCCTTCATGGGTAGGGATGATGAAATTCGTGCCGCGATGCGGTTAGAATTTGCTACCGGCATTGAGATGAAATACGGTAGTAAGTATATCAAGATCATCACCGGCAAGCATGGTGGAAATACGAGTGTTTGGGGTTTTGTCGTTAATACCGATAATGACAAGAAGTTCAAGAAGGGCGATCTTCTGAAGGCTGCTGGTTGGGCTGCTCCTGCTCGGAACGCTGCTCGGGGAAACATCCTTGAAGGTGGATATCCCATCAACTGGACTGGCCCCCTGTATCTGAAATAATTTGAGGTAATTATGATACTTCACGTTAAAGGTTCTAACAAAGCAGTTCGCAAGTTGGTCGAATCGGCTGCTTGGTTCTATGCTGAGAAATTGATGGGTAAGAGACTCATGGGAAGTCTAGAAATTACCATTAATCTCAAGAAAAATCTTCTTTCCAAGGATGGAAACGAAGGTAGTGCTATATGGGAAGATGACGGCTATCGGTCAAGAGAATTCACTATCGAACTTGATACCACCGTAAAAATTCGGAATCTTCTAATCACTCTTGCTCATGAAATGGTTCACGTTAAGCAGTGGGCCAAAGATGAGATGTATGAATATTCGAATATAATGGGCTTGGTACGGTTTAAGGGTGAGAAGATTCACCTTGAGCTGACTGATTATTGGGACTATCCTTGGGAAATAGAAGCCTACGGTAAACAGTTAGGTTTGTTTGTTCGGTTCTGCGAACATATGGGTTTTGAACGTGATGATATGAAAGAAGAAGCATAATGGGTAAAAAGAACGCAAGATTTTGGATTAAAGAGCGGGATAGCCAGCGGCGGTGGTTTGCAGACCACGGTAGCAGTTTATACGCATATGTTGAACGGTATGGTAGTATTGATGATGAAGAATATTACGGCCAGGGTGGCGAAGCTATTTACAAGGCCGATAAGGCGATGCTTGATTTGGCTGAAAAGAAGGGTCTTGAGGCCCAGAAAGTTTTGGGGCTGATGCTATGAGTAAAATGAAAAATTACATGATGGACATCGAAGAGTTTTGTGACGGCTACTTCTATGGCGAAGGTGAAGTAGATTTCACTGCTGAAGAAGTTTCTGAGGATGCTGAAAAGTTCTTCCATTCCAAAATGGCTGGAGATCATGCCAAGGAATATGTCACTAAAACTCTTGGTGCGTTGTAATGAAATTTGCCGCACTAGTTTTGGCAGGAGCAATGGTATTTGTTCCTGCCAAAATTCAAGCTCAAAAAGTTTCTGAGTATCATCCATCAGTAAGATGTCTTGCTCTCAATATGTATCATGAGGCAAGAAGTCAAGGAACTGCTGGAGTTTTTGCTGTATCTGCTGTAGTATTAAATCGTGTTAATGATCCACGATTTCCTAATAGCGTTTGTGGGGTAGTATATCAAGGGCCGACTAGAGAAAGTTGGAAAACTCGGCAACATAAAGATTTACCAGATTATAAACGAAAATATTATCCCATAAAAAATAAGTGTCAATTCTCATGGTACTGTGATGGAAAAAGTGATACGCCTCATAACAAAAAAAAGTATCAAGAACTACTTGACTTATCATCATCAATAATGTACAATGAGATATCATTTGTAGATATTACAGATGGTGCGTTGTTTTACCATGCAGATTATGTGACGCCTGGTTGGGCAAAAACAAAACAGAGAACTGTGGAAATAGAAGACCACATTTTTTATCGATGGGACACCAAATGAATTTTACTGAATATCAAAACGTAGCATTGTCTACTGCAATCTATCCAAAGAAATATGAAACAATATATCCCGCATTAGGGTTGTGTGGGGAAGCTGGTGAGGTTGCTGAAAAAATCAAGAAGGGTATACGGGATGATCTTCACAACTGGCCAGATGAACAATTCAAAGAAGATTTAACTAAAGAGTTGGGAGATGTGTTATGGTATGTCGCTGCACTTGCAAGTGATCTAGATATTTCTTTGAATGATGTTGCAGAAAAAAATGTACAAAAACTTGCATCCAGAAAAAAACGAAATAAGATTGGTGGAAGTGGAGATAATCGATGAAATATATTGAAATATCATTAATGGAAGAAGATGAATTGGCATTAGATGGTCAAGCACGGCCTGGTGGCAATCTACATATCAAAGAATACGAAGATGATGAATGGACAGGTGGTTGTTATGCTACCTATGATAATCTTGTAGAAAAAGTCAAGGAGGCCTTAGAAGATGTCTAGAAGTAACGAACGATTGTGGAAATTGATTGGCAACAAGGAGTTGAAGATTAATGGTCGAAGCAAAAAGTCTATTGAAGCAGAACTGGAATTTTACCAAGTCAAGGGTGGCAAGACAAAAAGTGTGGGGAACAGAATAACCCGCCTTGAAGAAGCAATAGAGAAGTATGGTCAATGAACATATTCTATCTAGACCGCGACCCTGTAGTTGCCGCACAAATGATGTGCGACAAGCATGTGGTCAAGATGATATTGGAGAGCGCTCAAATGCTCTCTACTGCTCATCGTGTTCTTGATGGTGATGAACATGCCGATAATGTTGGTATGTATAAGATAACTCACAAGAACCATCCAAGCGCCATTTGGGTAAGAACTAATTCATCAAATTATGAATGGTTGCAGAAACATATGGAAGCTCTGATGACAGAGTATACGCACCGATATGGTAAACATCATGCGACAGAACGATTAGTTCATTCTCTCTGGGAATTTCCTAAGAACATTTCTCACGATGATGGTGAATTTACTGATCCGCCCCAATGTATGCCAGATTATTGTAAGGATGAAGATACCGTATCTGCATATCATAAATACTATATATTAGAGAAGTCAAACTTTGCAACTTGGAAACGTCGAGATAAGCCGGAGTGGTTTAATGAACGAGAAAAATTGTATGTATATACAAGATGTGCCTGAGATGAATGATATGATGAAA